GCTATTGTACCAGCAGTTCCAGTGCCTGAATATGAAATTATGCTAAATCCAGCAGTTGTATTTATACTTCCTGTACTATCTATTGTTCCAACTCCTGTTGCACTTGCGTCATTGGTAAATGATGTACCAGCTTTCCAATTCCATGATGCAAAAGTAGTACTATTATCATTCCAACCTGCACCTAAACTAAAACCATTTGAATCAAAAGATGAAATACTATCACTTGTAGCTTCAGCATTTGTTTTATTTGATCTTATAAATTTTGTTGTTCCTCTAACAGTATCAAATATCCCATGATCCCCATGGGTGCTTCGAACTTTTAACCAGACCCAATCTGGTGACATATTTTCAGAACCATCTAAAGTGATAGATTGTGTGCTTCCATTACCTGTATGTAACTTTGTCTGAAAATAAAGTTCAGGATTATCTATAGTCGTATAAGCCATTATCCATGCTCCGCTAGGTTTTTACTACATAATGCAAAATATCCTGATGGTGGAGCATATTCAAAGTTTCCAAAACCATTAGCATCTGCATTACCTGATGAAACTGCATAAGGTGGAGAGCCGAAATTAAATTGTGCTATATTTGAAGTTCCAGATCCAGATCCAGGATCACCAAAAGCAAAAAAGTAAAAACCATCTGTTGTACTTGCTGGGTCAGTTAAAGATATTGCTCCTGTTCCTGTAGAGCCTGATGTTGGATCACCAGAGTTCATAAATGTTCCATTTTTAGAAAAATATAATTTATTGTTATCTAAATCTAAAGCTATTCCTACTATGTCTGATGTTGTAAAACTATCCCAACTTCCTGATACTCCACTTCCTCCTGATGCAACATCTCCACTACTTCTTATTCCAACTGAGTTAGTACTTGTTCCAGGTCTGCTATTATTTCTTGCATCATCAGACCCTGAACTTGTAATTCCAAGTGCATTTTTATTTTCAATTTGAGTGGGTTTTACTTCCATATAAAATTTACCTGAAGAAACACCTATTGTCGAAACAGCACCGAATATTGCCGAGTCTGTTGTAGAAACTTGTAAATTTCCCTCAGCAAAAGTGTTTCCTGTTGATGTATTGAAAACTAAAGGATTCATAGTTGCAAAATTATTTGTACAAGTATCAGAAGATTGGTCTGTTGCGGCTAGATTAGTTAATGAAAAATCTCCAACACCTGATACATCATTTCCTAAAGCTGAGCTATCTTCAAAGTCAAGATAGAATCCTAGCGTACCAACATTAATTGAACTAACGTCTATCGGTTTCCATATTGTAGGAGAATCTTCATCAAACTCTCCAAATTGAGTGTGTGCTAATGCTTGACCATCAACACCAATTACTTCTGCCATATAACCACCAAAATCAGTAGAGTTACCAGCATTAGTTCCAATCATTTGAATATGATTTTGTATAGCAAATTCTCCATCAACATTTTGAGATGGATAAGTTTCTGTTGCAAAAGAAGTTTCTTGTGTACCATTTACATAAAGCTTTGCTCTATTAGATGCTGTACCTTGTGAACTATCGTATACAAAAATAATATTCATCCAAGCTGTAACATCTCTAAATTTTCTATTCGGTATAAATTCAGCTTTAGTACTACTATTGTAAACTTGTACTCTTAATGTATCATCACTTTTAAAATACATTTGAAATTGACCACCTGAAGAACCATTATAAGTATCAAAAATTTGACTATCCGTACCTAGTGTTGATCTTTTAACCCAACAAGAAAAAGTAAATTTATCAGCATTTGTTGGAGAACTATTTGGAGAAGTTCTTGATATTTTACAATCATCTCCAGAATTAAATCTACAAGAATTAGCTACATCATATCCTGTATCTTTTATGGAGTTAGTTCCAAGTATTAAAGGCATTATATTACCTCTTTAGGAAATTCTGCTAGTGGTCTTTCAATTACAGGGTTTTCTTCTGTTCCTGTATTTACATATTCATAAAGTGTTTTTAATTCATCAACATTAGTACAAGCATCTATTTGAGTTTCCATTTGATTTGATTTTGCTCTTACATCTGCTCTAAATGATGTGATGTTTTCTGGAACATTATAATCTTCTACTTCTGTTGCTTTTATTACATACCAATCTGTAGGTGCTAACAATCCTGATGCTTGTTGTTTTATAATTCTTTTCTTTTCAGTTTTTAAACCATAATAGATTAGTTGTACTCCATCATCATCTAATACAGGATCACCATTTTCATCTACTGCATCTTCATCTTCTAATCTTTTTGGTGTAGCAGTTCCCCATGATCTTGTAACTTGATTGTCTGCAAAATTATATTCTTCATTAGTATTATTATAATATGCTTGATCTTTAAAATTTGATGAATCTGTGATTACTTCATAGATACCTATGTTATTTAATTCTGAAGCTGACCATAACTGAAATATTTTAGCTGGGTATCTTACGTCTCCTATAACCATAGCTTTAGGATTTGTAATTAATTTTGATATTGAGCCATCTTCTACTAATGCGTACATATTTTAACTTTCACTTAAATTTAATGTTCTACCTACTTCTTGCCATACAGCACCATTATATCTAAATACTAATATATCTGTCTTACCATCTGTTGAAGTAAATGTTGGTGCAGTTGAAGCCGCAAACTCAAATACTGTATTAAATGCTATTGTGTGTGAGCCATTGTAATTAATTTCTAAAGCTATAAACGCACCCTCAACATTATTAGTTGGTGCAGAAAAAGTTGTGTTTTCTGTTGTAACATGAACTGCGTTTGGTTTAGCAGAAGCATCCCAAGCTACAGCATTTGATGATGATGTTAATGCTTGTTGAGTTACATTAGCAGTATTAAAAGTTAATACTCCAGAATTATCTCCAGAAATCCAAGTTGTAGTTGTTGAACCATCGTAACCAGAAATTACTAATTGTCTATCACCAGTATTACTAGAAACATCTGCATTTGAACCAATTATCACATTTCCTTTTCCTGATGTTAAAGCATCACCTGATTGCCAACCTAAAGCCAAATTATAATCACCGCTATCTACTGAAGCTAATGTTCCTACACCTACACCACTATTATATGCTCCAGATGAAGTATTTGTAGTCATGCCAGAATCTCCAACGATTGTGTTTTGTTCTGCACTTGTTATGCTTTGACCAGAAGCTTGACCCAGTAATGTATTTCTTGAACCAGTATTTATAGATCCACCAGCATTTCTTCCTACTGCTGTATTTTTATCTCCAGAAGTTAAGGCATCTAAAGCACCAGATCCTACACCAGTATTCCTTATAGCGGCATCTAAAGTTCCTGAAGTTGCGTGTCCTAATAATAAACTGTCTGTAAAATTAGTTCCACCCTCTTTAAAAGTAACACTTTCAATAGATGAGTCGCTAAAATCAACTGTATTTGCTGAAGTGTTTATAGTAGCAAAAGTAATATCATCTGAGCCATCAAAAAATTTTATTATTAAACTATTAGACCCTGAGTTTGTGGTATCAAGCCACATAGTACCAGTTGTTGCACCACTTGGTCTTGATGTGCCTGAGTGCATTGAATTTAATGCAGATAAAGAATTGTTTAAATCTGTCCTAAAACTAGGAAAAGATTGGTTAGCAATATTCATGTCATGTTGTGCCATAATTTCTTATACTCCTTTAAAATCCTTTTGCAATAAAATCAAATGTTTTAGAAATTGCTGTATTTGAACTATTTTTAAAAGTTACATCAAATCCATTTATGGTTTTACTTTCTACTAAAAAATAATCTCCTGTTGCCATTCCTTGTCCTGTAATTCCTACTGCATAATTAACAGTTTTGAAAGCATTTGTAAATGTTATTGATTTAGTTCCTGACCCACTTACTATATCATTTCCACTAAATATTCTATCTACCATATCTATTGTAACTGTAACTGCTGAAACAACTGGTGTAGAAGCATTATCTCTTGAAATTAAAACTACTCTAAACTTAAAATATCTAGCAGTATATTCTCCAATTACAAATGTTCTAAAATCTGTGTATGTTGAATTATCATCTGATGTTGCAATTTCAATATGTGCATTACAATTAGCTGGTGTGTCTCCATCAAAATTAGAAGAAGCAGAATCAAAATTACCACTTCTATTATCAAATAAATCGTCAGGATTATCTGATGTTTGAGTTAAAGATGCTGTAATTCTTGCGGTATGTTTAGCACTTATATCAATCACATTAGCAAATTCATAATTGCCAGTTGATTGAAAGTCTGCATTAGCTACACCTGAATCAAAAAATCTTGTTGTTTCGTCATCAAAATCTCCACTAGCCGCATCAAAAAGTTCTGAAGAATCTAATTCAATTGCATCATCTGTTATAACTGTATTTGTTAAAGTTCCACCAAATGTAGGATGTTCAGATTGTGATGCTACTGCATTGAAATTTAAAGCACTTGTAACATTAGAAATAATTGCAGTTGCATTAGAACTAAAGTTGCCTAATTTATCTACTGCTTTTATTAAATAAGTTCCTGTTCTAGCTGGTACAGATATTGAAGTTGCTGGTCTTGATACTTTCTCAACTAATGCTACTGAGTTTTGCCAATCAGCAGTTCCATCAGTTGCTTCTGAAAATCTTAAATTGTAAAATGCTAAATCTAAATCAGATATTTGTTCCCAACTTAAATGTGCTTCCTGTCCTAAAATATTACAAGACAACCCTGTAACATCAGATGGTGGTGCAATCGCACCTATAATAGTTCTTTGTGCAGATACATAAGTTGATGATACTCCTAATGTATTTACTGCTTTTACTCTTACATCATAAGTTGATTGGTCTATTACATTTAAGACTCTATGATTTAAACCTGAGCCTTGTGCATAAATAATAAAATTTGAATCTGTACTTAATTTATATTCTACTTGGTAAAAATCTATAAAACTGTCAGGAGAAGCACCAATAGCAACATCTAAAGCTACGATTACAGTTCCATCATTATATTCAATTAGTTGGTCGGTTAAAGTTACACTTGCTGGTGGTTGAATAGTAAATGGATTAGGTAAATTTGTAGATGGTGTAGAACTAACTTGTGCTTTACTTGCCCAAGTATAATGACTAGCTTGATATTCCACAAGAGATAATCCTATTGTAAAATCTTCGTTAAATGTCAAACCCATAACTCTAAATGCTTTTGCAGAAAAACCTAATGAACTATGTGTAATATTTACTATATCTCCTATGGCTAAATCATAAGCATCAAAGCTTACATTTAATCCTAGTGTAATTGCTTCTCTTGATCTTCTTAAAATAACTTCAGCCATTTCTTCAGCTTGGTATGGCGAAGTCAATGTCTTGAATGAAAATCTGCCCTCTAATAAAAATCCACCATCAGCAGTTTTCATAGTTGCGTGTTGATCTGCACTTGTTAATCCACTATCATCTATTGGTGGAAACTGAACTTCATCTACTTGGAAATTCCTTGCTGGGTTAACAAAACCAACTATAACTCTATTGTATCTTTCGTTTTTTGTTGGAATAGATAAATTATATCCACCAATAATATCATCTTCTGTAAGTGTAATTGATGCACTTCCTGTTGTTTCTATAATTAATCTATATTTACCGCCAGTATAAGGAAGATAACCTCTGCACCCTTTTAATAATTCTCTTACATTATCTATAATTTTTTGTGATGTATCTAAAACTGTGTTTGTATCAAATATGTTAATATCACTTGCACCTGAATATGGTGTGACTTGTGTAACACAAACTTGTGAAGCATCATAAAAACTTTGTAAATCTATTTCAGATGTTGCGATTCCTTTGCCATATCTTTCGTTTCTTAAATAATCTAATAAACAAAAAGCTGGGTTGGTAGAAAATGATGCAGTTTGTTCTGATAAGTTTGATGCCAATGTGACAACTTTTTTACCTTTTATTTTTGCTTGAACTTTTGGTATTCCTGTAAATGCGTCTTGATTCCATTTAAATCTTAAAGCTAAATAACATAAACCTCTTAATCTGTGATTGCTTCCCCAAGATGATAATGTAGATAATAAGTCAGATGCGGCTTGACTATCTGTGCCAAAAAAAGGCTCAACTCTTATTAAGCTTTCACTATCTTTATAAAAGTTACTATCTCCACTTCCTACTTCTACTTCTGTTCCATCAGATAATGAACTTGCCCATGTAACAGCTTTATCATCTACTCTAATTTCTTCAATTGAATTAATCTCTCCCTCTGCCATAACGATTGCCATATATAAATAAGTATTATCTGTGCCTGAAGTTTCCATAAAAACTCTAGTACCACCAACAAGTCTTTCTCCATAAATTACAGGAATATTTGCGTCATTAGATTGTTTGTTAAGTAATATACCTCGTTCAAAATCATCAAACTCATTTGTACCAAAATCTTCTATTTCAGGAACTTTTGGTCTTAATATCCAAGCAAGAAATAAGGTTACACCAAGCTGTACTAATGGATTTGCAAAAAAATTTACTATAGGTGCTGGAATAAACTTAGAAATAAATTTTTTAAGACCCATTATGCTCTACCCCATTTTATATCTTGTACTGTTTGTGAAGAAAAATCCATACCAACATCAGAACTAAAAAATCTTTGTTGCGATGTATTATTTGTTTTACGACCATTTTTCTTTTCAAAGTCTGCCCAATTAGAAACTATTTGAAGTCCAACTACACTTTCTTTATCTGTTTCTGAAATGTCAAAGCTATCTATCTTTCCACGATATAATAAAAATGGGTCTGCAATTAAAGCATTAGAGTCATCTAAAAATCCTCTAAAAATATCTACACTATCATTAACAACATTTTCATTTAAAACTACTGATATAAATGTTTGGTCTGCACCTGATAAACTAATACTTACACTTGATTTAGTTATATCTGTTTCTTCTGTGTGATTTGATATACCTAAGACAAAATCACTCGCACTATATGTAACAGATGACCCTGATACTGATGATGTTAAAGAAAATGAACAATCTGTGAGATTAACAGGAGTACCAAAACCAATAGTGATAAGGTGTATTGGTCTAATATCATTTGTTGCTAGTTCGTTCTTTACTGCTGTCGTTAGTGATCTCGTCATAATCCTCTATAATTTTTCTTGTTACTTTCATTGTATCATAAATAATCCATTTTGCATTTTTACTAGGAAACTCTTTATTATTCAATTTTAAATTTTTAACATCTATATCTTCAGCATTAACTATTTCTTCTGCTAATACATCAACATTTATGTAATACTTAATTTTATAGAGTTTCTTCGACATCAAATTCAAATTGATACAACAAATTTCCATCTTTATCAGCACCAGCAACACCAAATTCTTGAATATCACTTGTTAGATGAACTGTAAAAGGAACATTATCATAAGTCACTGCTGAATCATCTGCTAAAGCAGTAATCAATGGTGGCTCTATTGTAACAGTAGCCGCATTTGAAGAACTTGTAACATCTGAAACAACCATATAAACTTTATTATGTGATGCAAACTTTAAAAAATCTCCAGCTTTGAATCTACCAGCACTATCTCCAGCAAAAGCATCCATAGCAATAGTTGTATCTCCAACTGCATGAACTCCATTAACTAATACTGTTCCTGTTTCACTACCTCTAGCATCTTCTATTTCAGGTGGGATTATTGTAAAGTTTTCTTTACCTGATCTTTGTTTAACAATAAATGCCATTAAGTCTCCATAAACATCTGATCTTTTTGCAGTTATTATTCTTGCAGTAAAACCAAATCTTTGATTATCAATTTGTCTTGCAAGTTTTTTACCTGATTGTGATTTAGATATAATTGTATTTTGAATTGACTTTATTCCTAAAGATTCAAAGTTTGCAGTTGATATTGGAAAAGCACCTGACATTAGATTAGATTTTTACTCCCTCTTTCATTAACTGCATTATTAATTATTTGTGTAATAGTTCCTCTGTTTCTTACTAACAGATCATCAAAACCACTTGCGTCTAAAGTATTAATATTAAAATTAACTGTTGTCTGTCCACCACCTGTACCTCTAGCGGCTTGTGTAATTTGTCCTGTTTGATTTGGTATAAACATTTCAGCACCTCTTTCTCCAACTACAACAGGCTGACCTTTTGATACTGCTCCACCTTTAGCAAAACCAAAAAAAGAACTAGCCATATTAATTAAAGAACTTCCAAGATCGCTGTTAATTTGTTGATTTTGTTTTCTTTTTTCATCTGTGATTTTTTTTTCAATACTTAATTTAGTTATTAACTGTCCTATTTGTGTATTTTCCATAGCAATTTGTATTGATTGTCTTGCTATTTGTTCTATTAGAATTGCAAGTATTCTTGCTAAAACATTTAATGCCATATTTCTTAATGTATCTGATAATTTTTCTCCAAATACTAATGATCTTGATAATGCTTGTGACATATTTGTAATACCATTGTTAATACCCTCAGCAATAATATTTTTTATATTTGCTTTTTTTTGTTTTATTTGTTCCAAAACACCATCATTAAGTTCTTTAAATTTTGCTATTGTTTTTTGTGTTGCGGTTGGAATTGCAACTGATAATTCATTCTCAATAGTATTTACAGCAATAGAAGCATTATCAAATACTTCTTTTACAGGAATTAAAGTTTTTTGTAGGTCTCTTGCATCAGGTAAAACATTTTTTACACTATGTGAAAAATCTTCAAAACTATCTTTCATATCTTCGAATAGTTTTTCCATACCTTTAAATGCTACAAATATTGCTCCACCTTTTGCTATTGCTTTTGCAATACCTAATAAACCACCTTTGGTAAATAAAGTTGCAAATCCAAAAGTCATCATAGCTTTTGATACATTTGTTAATGCTATTGCTAAGTTAGTAAATAATGTAACTACTTTAACTGATATTAAAATCATTATTACATTTTTAAAAATATTCATATTATCTTTTAAAACAACAACTGCATCTGCAACTTTTTTTACTGCAAAACCTAAAGCGATTCCAATGTCTTGTGCTACCTGATCTATTTGTTTTGAGTTTTGTTCTAGGAATTTATCTAAAGCACCAAATTCTTTTTTAAGACTTTCAAATAAACCAGCTTCTAATATTACTTTTTTAAAGTTAAATATTTTATCTCCAATCATAGATAAAGTTCCTGTAAAGGTTTCTGCTAATTCATCAGTAGCTTTTCCAAATCTTCCACCTTTACCAAAAACTTCTTCAAACTTTTGTACTGTATCTTCTATTGATACTGCCGCACCAGCTTGAAAACCAAGCATATTTCTTACACCTTTTTCTCTAAATAAATCTGCCGCACCAATACCAGCACTAAATGATCTTTGTATTTGTTCAGCAGTTGTCCTAAAATCTAATCCTGTTACTGCCGCTACATTACCTGTTATCTCTAACATTTTTTGTAGATCATTAGCATTGTCTGTTACAGTTGCTAGAATACCTGAGCCTGATTGTATTTCTTCTAATGAAAAAGGAACTTTAGATGCAAACTTAACCATATTGTCAAAGGCTTTTGCACCCTCATTTGTATCTTTAAGTAAAAATTTTAATCTAACTTGTAAATTCTCTAATTCTTTTCCTGTATTAACTAAATTCCTGATAACTAATCCAGCACCTAAACCAATAAAAGCATTTTGCAAATTAAATACTGCACCTTTAACTTTTGATAAAGCACCTTGAACATTACCTAATGCTTGTTTAGTTTTATCTCGTGCTACTATGTCTATATTTAATTTTTGTGCCATTATTTATATTTTCTTGCTTCTGCTAAATCCTTTTGTTTTTTATACTCATCTTGCTCTTTTTTCAAGTAAGCTATCCAAAGATTATAATGGCTTAAAGGCATATCTAATACCTTTTGAATAGGTATTTTAAGTCTATCAGCAACCACCAACAAAGATTGTATGTCAGGGTCGCTATTTACTTTTTTACAGATTCTTCTAGTGATGTATCTACAAGTATTTTATTTGCTATTGATGCAATAATATTTGAGTCTGCTTTTTTTTGTAAAGCAAGTTTATCAAATGGGTCAAAAGCTTTTACTAAATCGCCTTTGTCATTTTTAACCATAAGCTTCATCATTAATAAATCAACAAGAACTGTCAAATCTTGAAAGTTACTTGATTTTTTGAAAATAATATTTTTTTGCTCTAGTGTTAATGGCTCTGAATAAAAAACAGATGGATTACCATGCTCGTCTTTCCATTCAGGAACTTCAATAGTAATAGTTTGCAGAGTCTCAAAATGAGTTTTTACTCTATCAATAACTGACATAAATTAATATTAAGCAGTTCCTCTTGTTAATGTTCCTGTGCCTTGAAAAGTAACTGATCTAGTAGTTATTCCATCTAATGTAACATTGACACTCATTCCTGTAACAATTCCTGAGCCTGTAAAAGTCTCATCGCCTGAAGAATTACCTTCAGGTGCTAATATAAAAGCTATTGTTGTTCCAGCAGTTAATGTCTGTTGCGGAGAATCAGTTTCATCATAACTCATTTCTAAAGTTCCTGAGAATGATGTTCTTCCAGCTACAAATGATTTAGTTGCATCTGATAATTGAGTATCTTCTACAACATCAGCAGTAGTTTCTAGTGTGTAACCAGTAAGTTCGCCTATACCAGTTCCACCAGCAGTTACTACGCCCTCTTTTCCGAAGTGTGTTGCCATTTTTTAGTTTCCTTTTTGCTTGTTGTTATATTTTCTTTTTCTTGCTTCCAACCTAAACTTATAAAACTATCAAGCTGAGTTTCGTTTATAGTTATCTCATTACCATCTTTATATAATTTAATGTCTTTAGCCATAAAGTCTTTTACTATTTATCTTCTTCATCGTCAATATCTTCATCATCATTATCTTCGTCAAAATCTTCTTCTGAATCATCTTCCCATTTTTCATCTTCTTCTTGGTCTCTTAAATCAGCAAGTAAGTCTTTAACTTCTTCACACATCATTGATTCTTTATCATGTAGCTTTTCAATGCTGTCTATTTTCTTTTCTATCTTATCTATAATTTTATCTTTATTTGCCATATCTTCTCCTTGTTTATGGTGTTCCAGCTTGGAACTCGTAAGTACATCTAACAACCATTCTTATACCACCAATAGGAAACAATGTACCCTCGTCTGTTTCTACACTAATAACTTCAGTATCAAGTGCGTTGCTACTTCTTGTAATATCAGATTCTAATGATGTTTCAATAGCTGTTATAAGCTGGTTTCTAAGTGTATCTATATTTGATTCAGCACCTTTTACAAATCCAAGTATAGCAAAGTCAATAGTTCCTATTCTTGTTTTTGCACCACTTCCTAACTCTTGATCTTCTCTTGTTTCTTCTGATGTTTGCACTATTACTGCTGGATATTGTTTGTCTGATAATTCGTCTAATTCAAAAGGTTGTCTAGTAGCTTTTTTAATTGTTATTGGGCTACTAATACCTGAAATGGTAGATAGTAAATTTGATGCAATATTTTCTCGTACACTCATATTCTAAACTTTCTTAATTCTTTTTCTACAAATCTGTTGAATTGCTTACTTATAATCTTTTCTGTTCTATCATTAAAGCCAAAAAATTCTCTTTTTGGCTCATTTAATACTTGATTAAATAATGCTCTTTGTCTCATTTGTGCATTTGTAAAATTTAAAGATACTTTATGTTTGCCTGTTTTTTTACTTGATAAACTTCCCAACATTCTACCTGTATAAAATAAATCTACTTTAGTTGGTTTCCCCTCTCTTTGTAATTGTTTTAAATAACTAGCAGAATATGTAGCAAATGGTCTATCTCTAAAATCTATACCTTTAGATGTTTTAGTTCTAACAATATCTAATAATTGAAATCCAGCTTGTTTTATACCTTTATCAATTATTCTAGGTAAAACAGATTCAAACTTTTTAAATTTTTTACTTAATTGTTTTGTATTAGATTTAATCTTTAAATCGACAGCCATTATCTAGTCAATCTTCTAAATCCATGTAAAGGCTCTCTTTCATTAACTTGAATAGTACCATCGGCTGTTGCATCATATTCAACACCATCTTCTAAGATTGTTCTCCATTCTTTGTTATACTCTGACATATAATATTCTGCCATTCTTTCAAATCTGTCTTTTTCTGTCTCAGGTCTAAATTTAGTTAATGCTGGACAAAAGAATCTACCTAAAAATAAATATACTCCAGCCCTTTCAAATTGATCTAAATTAACTTTTGTGTTTTCCATTTCGGCAGTATTAAGAACTGTAATATCTGTATATACATTTTGTTTATATACAGACCACCACTCAGTTCTAAGCTGTCTTAAAATATCGTTTGTTGTTTGTGCAAAGAAATTAGTTGTTTCAGTATCTCCTGAAGCAATACCAAAACCAAAAGCATCAGGTTGATACTTAGTGACATCACTTGCAGTTATTACATTTGCACCTGTATAATTAGCCATATTAAAATACCCAAGTTAATATGATGACAGCAACAATAATAACACCAGCAGTTACTTTAGGATTATCTTTTGCCATATTCCAATATTTTTTTATATCATTCATTTCTTTTTCCTTGTTTTTCTTTTCTTTGTTTTTAATTCAACAACTTTATCAGAAATGTCTTTTATAGTCGCTTTTTTAATTTCTTTTTTTACTTCATCAACAGGAGCAAAACCTCTTAATTTAAAATGTTTTATATTAGCTTCGTATTGATCTTTTGCTCTTGTAATTGTTTTTTTACCATTTGTTAATCTAATGTTCATAAATTCTCCTATTGATTATCAGGGAGATTTCTCTCCCTGATAAAAGTACGATTATTGGATTGATGAATCTACATTCAATTCAACACCATAAGTATCGTTAAGTTCTCCTGTACCATATACAGCAGTTGCTACAATCTCGTCTGCTCTTAGAGACGCATCTCTTTGAGTTTCGATTTTAAGGTCTTGCATCATAGCCAATGCTAACGCATCTCTATGGAAGATTGCACCTTTGTAGTCTCCTGTAGTGCCTGGATTATTGCCTGAGTTGTCAGCCATATTTGAAGTTTCAAATATAGGAACACCAGCAACATTACCAACAAAACCTGATCTTAAAGCTTCGTTTGATAATTCTGTATCTCTACCAACGAATGTGTTTGTTAAATTACTTTTTAAATCAAACGCATTTAGTGGATGAAATACACCAGCTAAGTCAGACATTGGAACTGCATTTTTTCTAAGTAGTGCTACTGCATTAAATACATTAGCCGCACTTAAAACTGCTGTTCCATCATTAACTTCAGTAGAGAAACCATCAAATAACGCAGTTAAATCTGTGTCAATTTTTTTAGCGATTGCTTCTCCAAA